TAAAAGTTATCGGAAAATGATGTTTAAAATAGTCCCCAAAAGCCTGAAATAGAGCAAAAAAACTCCACCTGATTGGGTGGAGTTAAGGGAGATTATTATGAAAAAGGTAAAATAAAATCTTATTAAATCAACGCTCTTGGAGGGTGTCCCCTCCAACTCCCCGACCTCTGGACAAGGTCTATTTTTTTGAAAAAAATTTAAAAAACTTCATCAAAATTATTGACATTATACAACTTTAGTTGTATAATAGATACATAAGGTTAAGGAGGAAACCTTAGACAAGGAAACTAGTAGAAAGGAAAACAAAATGTTTAAGTTCAAAAAGAAGCCACTCAAAGTCAAAACAAATAAGCTAGTCATCAAAATAAACTTATTTATAATCAGCTTTGAATGGCACATCGAATTTGGATAGTGAGAAATCACTATCCACCCCTTCGGGGGTGTACTTAAATTATAACAGGAAAAACAATGAAAGTAAATCTTAAAATCAGAAAAACCACCAAGCGTGAAAAAGTTGAATTTATTATTGGACTTCTTCTACTCCTATTTGCAGTTTGGTATTTTATGAGGTAATATATGTCAGTAGATATTAAAGCTATCCGCTGGCTTTTAGACAACGCCACAGCCTATGCTATCAGCAAAAACTGTGGCGTATCTATTCAGGCAGTAGATAAGTATAAAAACGGTGTATCAGATATTATGAACATGCGTTTAAAACACGCTATCAGCATGACTTCTTACGCCCATACACTACAAGAAAAACAGTGAGCACCATCACTGTTTTTTCTATTTTGAGCAAACAAAAAACCGCAGGTTATTGCCTGCGGTTTAGGTTTAGTGCACTGTATTTTAATTTTATACAGATTTTTAGTGATTTTGTTAAGAAAGCAATTCATTCACTCTGTCTTGCACGGCTTGTGCGTCGTAACCAGCGTTTGTTAAGTTGTCGAAACGTTCTTGCCCATTACCCCAAAGGCCTTGCACGACCTCATTTGCTATGGTATTAAAATCTACGGTGTTTCCACCACCTAAAAGGCTATTTACTTTGTCTTGAACCTCTTCGGCATCATAACCTGCATCAGTTAGTCTGTTGAAACGCTCTTGACCGTTCCCCCACAAGCCTTGTAGCACTTCATTAGCTAACGTATCCAAGTCTTTACTAGTATTTTCAGCATTTAAGAGGTCATTTACCTTGTCTTGCACGGCTTGCGCATCGTAACCAGCATTTGATAGGTTATTAAAACGTTCTTGCCCATTACCCCAAAGGCCTTGCACGACCTCATTGGCTATGGTATTAAGGCTTTTTAGATCGTTTTTACTGATTGAATTATCTTCCTCATCATCTAACAGGACAATATTCTTGTCAAACGTATTTGAAGAGTATTGCCACCATCTGATACCGTCCATAGATGGGAAGTATTCAAAATCAGCGTTTCCATCGTTTAAGCCATAGCCAGCAATCCAAAGGCTGTTTGGGAATTTCGCAAGAATCTGCTCATAATAAATATTATTAAGCGTGAATGGCTTGTAGCTGTAATAGATTGGCTCATAGCCATTTTCTTTGAGGATTTCCATAAAGCGAATACATGCATCTGTATTTGCCTGTTTATCTCCGCTAGCGTGATCTTCGTAATCAAGACACAAGTATTTTACTTTTTGAGGTACATTATTAAGAAAGTAGCGTGCCTCTCGTTCAGCTTCTTCGATGTCACCTCCAAACCAAGCAAAATGGTAGAATCCAACAGGATTGGATTGCTCAACTTGAGCAGACAGGCAAGGGTTGGTATAACTTGTACTTTCAGAAACTTTGATAATAGTATTCTGTGTACCCATATCCTCCAAAATACCTGTAATATCGTATCCATTGTGGCTAGATACGTCGATGAATAAGTCGTTTTTCTTCATTGTTTTCTCCTAATCTTCACTTGGCTCTTGATAGTCAAGAGCCCGTTTGCTATCAGAGATTCCTGATGTTGTTGGGTCATTGACCAGACCGATTGCAGTCAAGAACACGAATACCGCATTGACAAGCAGAATCAACTTGTTGCCGATATCACCTAAATCCAGATGATATCCAAAGACTGCTGCACCAGCTTGCAAGACAAGCAAGAAGGCTGGGATTGCAGTCAGCCAAAAGTATTTGTTTTGTAATCGTAATTTCCAGTTAATCATATGTTTTTCCTTTCTAGCGCCTTACTGCGCCTAAGCTTTCAACGGTTTTAGCGTCCCATATACCCAATTGATACATAACGCGAATGATATTTCTCTGATTATTCCATTGATATTCATACATGGAGCCTCTTTCAGTCAATCTAGCTCTTGTCCAATCGTAATCATCTGCTGATTTTAGCGGATTCAGTACTTTTACTACATCGTGCCAATAATCGAAATTCGCTTTTTTCCAAATATCTATATCAATGATTGCCAGTGATGTTCTTAAAATTGCGTTCGGAAAATCCCAAAATGGAGATTCTTGATTCCAAGGTTTATAATAAGTTTTCCCTAAAAGTACAGGGTTGCCTCCTGTATCCAAACCGCATCCATTATCGAACCAAGCTACTGGAGGAGTACTGTTTAAATCAATCGTATAAGCCATCGGTGCCCGTCTTGGTGCAGGTTTAATCAAAGCTAATTGTTCTTGAAAGGCCTTGTTCTGCTTAGTTAATTCTTCCACTTGATGCTTCAAGATTTGATATTCTGTTTTCCCTTCGATGTAATCTTTCGCTTCAAGCTCTGCTTTGCTTGTGTAATCCGTTTCGAATCGTTTGACATCACGGCCAACCGTTTTAGCAAATTCCTCTAAATTGTTCATAACGGTTACGCTTTCGCTGTGTTATAGGCAGACACTAGATCAACATTGGCAAAAGAGTCAATACGACGTCCTAGATCAGCCAATTTTTGAACGACTGCGCCTTCAGTATCACCACTCATGCTAGCGATCATCGTAGCAATCTCTTTCAGTGTGTCAAGATTTTCAGGCACTCCATCACCTAAAATCTCAGCTTTCACTGCGGTTTTAGCCTGTTCGATGGCCTGCGTTAGTGCAGTGGTGTCAACCTTCGTAGCGAGTAACTGCATTATTGTCTTGTTATCCGCCCCCAAGGCTTCCGCAAACGCGATTAATTTACTTGTATCCATAATTTATTTATACCTTTCCTAGATTATAAAACTTCACTAAGTCGGGAAATTCCTGACTTACTGTACCGTCACTACCTACAGACCTACCTGCAAGCTGCTTTTTAATTTCTTCAGCAATATTCAACTCTTTGAGAGCATGGATTTCCTCTGTAACCAGATTCTTATCCGATTTTGTGATTCTAATTTGAGTCGAGTCGTCGCTTGGGAATGTATACCCCCCTACCGATACCTCGATTCGATATAGACCAGCAGGTAAAATCATGCCCAAACTAAAGGCAACTGCGCCATTTGTCACGACTGCCGTTTTGCGTAATTGCTCCTGACCTCTCGTCAACGTGATAGATGCCTCTTGTCCTTCAAGCTGTGGAATCGGCTCATGATTCTCATCAAGTAAAGAAAAGGCAAATGTGGAAGACACATCACCTTGCTTAACTAAAAATCCACCGTCCACTTGTTTGAGATTGGTTGAATTAAGAACATAAGCCATTCTTTGCCTCGCTTTCCTCTATCAAAATATCGTCTCTTATTTGCAACGCCTCAAAATTGTTGTATAAGTGACTAATGTAGCCATTGCCACCCAAAGACTTGTAGCTATTGTGCATGTTCTCGACTACATAGAACTCATCCTTGGTAGTAAATCCACGACGGATAGCCCTGCGAATATCACGATCAAGGCGCATCCTCATCGTAACAAGGTGCGCATCGTCGTGTAACTTCAGTTTCTCTTGTACTTCGTCAATTTTTGCGTTGCTGTCGCATGCAGTCTCTTGGACATCTTTGATTTGTTTCTTGACTTCACTTAGCTCTGAAATGATTTGGTCTGTCTGTTCCTTTGATTTCTTCGGCAGTTTGTAGCTAAGCCAAGCGATAATAATCGGTGAAGCTACTGGTAGCACGTTCATGAAGAAATGCTCTGTTGATTGTAAGACGTCCATTTAACACCTCTACTGTCCAATTGGTGCTTTCGGTACACTAAATTTCCAAGTTGCTAATACGCCATTTTGGTACGGTGTTCCTTCGAGTTGAGCAAGGGTTTCTCCTTGATAAGTAAATGACTGATTCGTTTGAATCAGGATACGTTTACCTTCTCCGTTGATTTCAGTGTGGCCTGGATCTTCGATTGCGAAGATTGCGCCAGGCTCGTAAACTTTACCGACTTCAGCCAGTGGGAAGAGTTCGACCATCTCTTTGTATGTTGTTCCGTAAGATACTTTCTCACCCATAATTGAATCTTGAGCCATCACTCGTACTACTTTGTTAATGCGGTTCGCAAGTGCTTCAAGATCATTCTGTTTAGCTTCTGTTTGAGCTACTTTCTGCTCAGCCTGTTCCAATTTAGCTTGATTTTCTTGCAACTTCGCTTGCGTCTGAACGATTGCACTAGCTGGGTCAAGTTCTGCCTTCACCACATCAAGAACTGCCTGGATAAGCACTTCCTGACTTTCATGAGTGCGGTCGCCAGACAAGCCTGCTTGCTCATAGCTATAGCGTTGGCCATGTTCTTTCTTGATTGTCACGATTGTGACATTCTCAGGTTGACGATAGTATGGGGCATTTGCTAATTCGTAAGTTTGTGTCATGTTCTATTCTCCTTTTTGCATTTTTACTTTTGTTTCTTCGAAAAGTTCTTTGAGCGCTGGGTCGTATTCCAAGACCTCGTTCATTGCTTTTAATTCGCTTGTTGCGAGTTGGTAAAACGCCTCATTTTGAGCCGATTCCAATTCACTTTTAGCTAGTTTAGTTGCTAGCGATTGTAACACTAGCTGATTGATTGTTTCGTTCATGCTATTTTCTCCAATTTTTGATTCAGCTCTTGAATGGCCTTTATTAAATAAGGTACGAATTTTGAATAATTGATTGTTAAATGATTATCCTCTCCCTCATATTTCTCGACTGCACCAGGAATAATATCTAACACTTCTTGCGCAATCAGACCGATTTCTTCATGAGTCTTATCCTTAATGTAGTCAAATGCGACTAAATTTAAAGCATTTATTTTATCCAATGCCTTGACTGATGTCGGTTCAATATTCTCTTTCAATTTTCTATCCGAACCGGTTGTGATTCCAGCGTGTTGTCTCCATTTCCCAGTGACGATTTGACTCCACCAGACAACTCTATTGTATCCACCATCAGGATTATCCCCTTCACCTTCCACATCATCATAGCCAATCCATATTCCTCTCGGAGCATTGATTCTAGAGTAGAAATTAACCTTTGATGTACTTGCGAAATCCACTTTCGAATAGAAATCTACATCATTTCTACAATACATCTTCCCGTCTGTATTGACATACCAAGCTTTGGGGCCAGGGGTGTCTAAGCTTTCACCCCAATTTGCCCAAAATGCGTTTCTGTTCGCACCAGCGTTCGTTCCGTTCCCCATCCCAATACTAACAGAGTTAATTCCTGTTATGAAATATCCATTTCTGTTCGCGTATTTACCGAATCTGAAACCTCCAATTTTACCTTGAAAACCTTCTAGAAAGGTCGCAGTGACTACGACAGACCGAAGCTTGTTGATAAATGCCTCTTTCGCAGCAAGCATATCTGTGAAGATGTTACTTGCTACCAGCTTGTTAGCGAAGGCTTGGTCCATCAACACTTTATCAGCAGTCACTGCTTCAGTGTCTAATATCGTAGTAGTCACCGAACCTGCTTCAAAATTGGCCGTTTTCAGCTTATCAATCATGGCCGACTTGATAACTGCCTTATCAATCAGAGTTTCGCCGGTGATGTGAGTAGCCTTACCAGTGATACGATTTTGTCCATTTGAACCAAGATTAATTCCTGAAATCAAATCACCAGCACTGTTGATATTCTGAACAGCCCACGACCCAGCGATTTGTCTTTGAACTGTTTTTAGGCCTTCATTCTTAGATACCTCAACCTGAAACAACTGATTCGTCAGCGCCATGCGAGCAACCTTGTTAGAGATGTCATTTTCATTTCTACCAATAATCCGCTCATAGAGTTGACTAGTCTCTCTGACTCTCTGGAAATCCGTCTGGTTAGCCTTTCCAGCTATCTGAGAGGTAAGGTTTGCAAATCGGCCATCGACCGTCTGCTTGTACTGAGAGATTTTTGTAGCGATGTCATTGTTCGTCTGCGTGCTTATCGCACTAAATCGACGTTCAAGACCTCTCACATCCTCTTGATAAGCTGATTTTCCAACATAGTCTCTGGATATCTGCTCACGAATTGCGCTAACTTGACGAGCGCTCTCGTCTCGAGCATAACGTTGCAAGCTCTCTTGTCGCTGACCATCCTTATTGACATACGTCTCAATTGCGCCAAGCTTAGTAAACAGACCGTCTGCAGTGCTTTTAACCTCACTCAGCTTAGTGCCGTATTGAGTCTTGAACGACTCAATCTGCTCAATAACAGTCTGTGATGATGATCTCAGATTGTCGATTTCAGATTTCGTCTGGTCGCCAATCTTCTTGGCTTCCTGAGCGAGTAAGCTGCTTGCGCCAGCGTTTCTCAAAGCTTCCTCGGCTTTGCGCTTAGCTTCTTGAATTGAAGCATTGTCAAAGCTATCGAAACGCTGATTGATAGTATCAGAGAGTTCTCTTTTAACTTCTTCAGCTTTAGCTTTGGCAGCATTGAGACCGTCTGTGAATTGATTGACAAACTCTTCTTTCTGCCTGTCAAAAGCAAGATTAGCATTCTTGAGTTCTCTTGATAACTGCCTTTCAAAATCACTTTGAAGTTGTTGAGCTTCATCCTTGACTGCATCACTAACTGCGTTACCAATCGCATTCGCAAGACCTGACTTGAACCGACCAAAACCAATTGTCTTCAATTTTTTGCCCATTGGTGAGTAAGTGTACTTAGTAATCTTCTTGCGCACGTCAAGATTGTAGACATCGTGAAATAAACTCACAATATCAAACATCTGGACAGGCACATCACTCTGGCCGACAACCTCAAGCTCAAGGCTATCTTCCATCATGTCACAGAGCGAAGTTCGATAATATTGCTCACCATACTTACGAAGGCTTGCTTCATCCTTCACATCCTGGTCATTAACCTCAATCACATCTTCGTAGATTTGACTGTACTTGTTAATGAGCGGACTATCCACAACTACAGAAAACTTGCGGTCAGGCGCCTTCTCTCCCCCACCTTTGACAGTCGCCGTAAAGGTGATTCGAGTCTTCAAAGACTTAGTAGATGTCTTGTGTTGATAGCTAGACAGATTCTTTTTGTACATAAAAAGCGATTCGTTTTCCGAACCGCCATTTTTTAACAAGCGAACCTGGTAACCATGCCGTACAAGGTCGCCACCCCATTGACCAATAATAGAATGCTTATCTTTCCCAAATGCCTCCATAGCATTCTTAGAGCCAATATTAAAGGTATGCCTATCTTCAATATCAGAGAAGAATGAGAACGGATTGTCACGAGTAATCGCGCCAGCAAAACGACTGAGAGCAGTTGAGCCAGTCGCTTGATCAAGAGAAAGCGAACTGACCACATAGTTATTCAAAAGGGTGAATACTTGATTCGCATAGACTTGAATATAGCCATGCTTCTTCTCTACCTCGAAAATGACAAAATCCTGTTCACCGTGAAGGTCATCAGCCGTTAGGAACGCTTCCTCCTTCAACTGCTCCCATAAGGAATCCGAGGTCGGAAATCGGAAGGACAATTGATAAGTGCTATTATCCTCTTGAACAATTTCATCAGCATAGGCAGCGTTCAGAGGCATATTTCCATTTGTTAAATAAATCAAATCTTATACCTCCAATTCGGTCGAATAGTAATTTTACGGACATTTCCAGTAAACGAGATGCCGACCTTACCAGTCGGTATTTCCAAGAACCCTCCACGTTTTCTAAGAGTGTTCTGAACCGCGCCAGTAGCGTTGTAGATATTTTGCTTGCCTTGCCTACAATCAATCGTGGCCTTGGTCTTAATCGCTAGATACATGGTCTTACGGCCAATAGTAAGGGAGATATCACCATCCCCCTCAACCTCGATGATTGGTTCAGAATAAATCGCCCCAAGATTATTGATTGTACCAGATGCAGTAAGAACAACAGGTTCTACGCTCTTCTGATATCTGAATGGTTGCATGTCTAACTTGATCTCTAACTTCCAAGCATGATTCCCAAAAGGTTCAAAACTAGCAGTCACAAAGTTAGCATAAAACAATGAGTCAAGCTGATAGCTAAATTCCAAAACGTTATCATTCGATTGAAACTTATCAAGAATACTTGAAATCTCAACCATTTTTTTAACGTGGAGAGTGAAGGTCCTTTCGTAACTGTCGAAAGAACCGTCTAACACACGGTAACTACCATTGACTCCATAAAAAGTTACCTTCTCTCCTTTTGGCTTAGCAGCCTCCACCTTCCCAAAATCGGTCACAACACAACCAGGAAGGCTTGATGTATTAAAACCGTTGATGATCATATAATCCATTAAATTCCTCCCCTCGCATAAATAGCACCGTGTTGTTCATAGGTTTTGATTGAAATAATGTCATTGTCCAGATAAACGTCTGACGATTTTTCAAGGATAGCAGTAAGGATCTTCTCCATACTTACTCTCAGAATCGCTATCTCAGACACGGTTTTATTTTCATGTGCTTCAAATTGAGCTGATGGCATAGCCAACTGAGCCTCAAGACTTTTAGTCACGGACGCAGAGGAATTCAGATCCAGATTATCTCCTGAAAATACGTCAGATATTTCTCCAGCCATGCCTCCGACCGTTTGTTTGACCTCCTTAAATTGGTCTTGCAATCCTTGGTCTAACCCTTTCATGATTGCAGTACCAGCAGGAATCAAAAGTTTACGGTCATATTCGATCGGTCCTTTGTGGTCACGAATCCAGCTAGCAATGCCACCAACAAAATTTGTGACAGAGGACCACATAGACTGCAAACCATTCAAGAAACCTTGTAAGATTGCTTGTCCTGCACTATACAAATCAATATTCCACAATTGATTGAAGAATCCAGTTACATTACTTACAAGACTAGATACCGCATTAGACATAGTGTTCCATGCGTTCTGTGCTCCATACACAAGACCATTGATAATACTTAGAACACTAGACTCTAGAGAACTCCAAGCATTGCTTGCCGTTGACTTAATACCTTCCCACAAACTTGATAGGAAGTTCATAAAGCCATCCCAGATATTTTGAGCTCCCTGCACCAAACCTGTGATCAGACTTGTTACAGTAGACTTTATCCATTCCCAAGCCGCTGAAGCAGCCGACTTGATAAATTCCCAGTTAGTAGAGAGACCAATTGAAAAGTTTTCAAAAGCAACTTTACCAAATCCGACAATAGCATCTACAATACCAAAAAAGAAGGTTTTGATACCTTCCCAGACTAGAGAAATGCCATTTTGAATGCCTTCCCAAACTAGAGAAAGATCAGCTCCTAGCTGGCTGAAGTTCCCTGTCACAAGGTCGATGATGATGAGAATAGCACCCAAGAAAATCGATTTGATAAATTCCCAAGCGCCTTGAAAAATCATCTTAATCCCTTCCCAAATTTGAGTAAGACCGTCTGAGATATTATTCCAAACATTCATAAACTCATCAATGAACGTTTGAACAATCGCCATCACTGCTGTCGTGATAGCTGTCCAGGCCACAGATGCAGCCTCTTGAATACTTACCCACAAGTCAGAAAAGAATGTTACAACAGCATTCCACATGGCCTTCAAAGACTCAATGTAACCATTCCAAGCTGTTACGACTCCATCCCACAAGGTACTAGCACCCTCAGAGATACCAGACCAAAGGCCGACAAAGAAATCAGCAATCCCCTGCCATGCCTGCTTGATCCAATCCACAAAAGATGACCAAATTTGCTGACCAGTTTCTGTTTGTGTGAAGAACCATACAAGACCAGCAGTCAATGCTGCGACTGCCACTACAATTAACCCAATTGGATTGGCAGACAACACAGCATTAAAAATACCGAACGCTCCACTTGCTCCCATAGTAGCAGCCGCATTCGCCGCTTCTGCGGTAGTGAGTGCACCGGTTCTTACGAACTGAGCCAACATAAGACCATTCGTAATAGCCAGAGTTGCATTCCTGATTGTTTCAATTCCTTTTGTTAGCGTTAAAACAGCTTTATAGCCCGACCATGCACTCGTAATGCTAACAACAGCCAATTTTAAAGCATCTAACGCAAGAGGCGAATCTTTTAACCAAGATGTAAATTTGCTAAGACTTTCAGAGGCGTCTCTGATAAAACCTGAGATACCTTCAAATGCAAAACCTAACAGGTTCACTCCCTGCTCCCCGTCTTTAATCCCTAACAGATCTCCAACGAAATCAACAACAATACTTGCAACATTACCAGCAACAACCCCGATATTTTCAAAAGTAACTCGAATATTATCCGCAATATTGACGATTTGAGTTGCAGCTTCCTCACTAAAACCAATCGTATTCAGAATATCAATGTTATCCTGCTTACTTAATGACCCAAAAATCATGTCAAAAAAGGTCTCAAAGATTCCTGTTACACGAGATAGTTGATCAAAGACTGCACTTCCAAAAGCATCCCCAAAAAGCTGAGAAGCAATCTGACTAATTCCTTCAGTCAGAACCAATCCAAGGCCAGAAAAAATATTTCCAACCATTGGTAAAAAATTATCAAAGAGAAAGGTAGATGTTGTTTTGAGCAAAGCATGCAGAGAAGGTAGGATATTCTCTCCTAGCGCTAACTTTCCAAGTACATTCTGAGCGGCTGCTTTCATAGATTCAAAAGAACCACTAAAAGTAGATGCCGCCTCTTTAGCAGTTGTGCCAGTGATGTCTAAATTTTCTTGGATAGCATGGATGGCATTATATACATCTGAGAGGTTGTTAATGTCGTACTTAACGCCCGTCAACTTCTGAGCGTCATTCAAAAGACGCTCCATTTCCTGCTTGGTACCACCGTATCCGAGTTTCAGGTTGTCGAGCATGGTGTAGTTTTGTTTGGCGAAACCTTGATACGCCAGTTGAATGCTTTCCATAGATGTCCCCATCTTGTTCGCGTTATCTGACATATCAATCATGGCCATGTTTGCTGTTTCAGCAGCTTTATTAGTGTCACCACCAAGAGATTGCAAGAGACTAGCTGAGAAGCCTGTCACATTTTCCATGTAGGCATTAGCTGACAAACCTGTTGTTTTGTAGGCCTCATTAGCATATCCCTTCACCTTGTCAGCAGAACCTTTGAATAGAGTTTCGATACCTCCAAGTGATTGCTGAAGCGCTGCTCCTTCACTGATAGCCGCCGAAAAGGCCTTGCCAATTCCTGCCGCTGTAATAACTTTCGTCATAACGCTAACAAGACTAGAACCCAATGACTGCCCAGCGCTTTGCCCTGCTGCACTCGCTTCAGGATCGAGGATTGATTGGATTTTACCAGTAATACCTCTGGCTGATGGTATCAATTGTACATAAGCTTGTGCTATTTCTGTCGCCACTAATCCTCACCTCCTATCTTTTCTAGAATTTGCTGACGATATTCTTCAAAGTCCTCACCAGAATCAAAGATCATCTCCTTACTTTCTTTAGCTTTAGTTTTACCTGTCAGCTCCTCTGCAACCATTAATGGTTTGTTGATTCCTTTCTGACCGTCTGTTGTTTTAAACCACACAAGAGCAGAAAGCCTATCAAGCACGCCTGCAAGCAAAAAGGTTTCAAAAGGAACTTTGCTATTGGTCATTGCTAGTTTGATCCGTGAATCATCTCTCAAACCAAAAGCAAAAACAGCTACCTGGTCAGCAGGTAACTGTCTGTAATCAAAAATCCCATATGTTTCAGCTAAATCACAAATAAGAGCATCTTCATCTGTTTGAATCATTCTAGCAAGGAGCGCTATTTTTTTAACTGGTTCTGACTTGTAAAAATCTCACTAATTTCTGCTCCCATTTTATCCAAAGGAACAATGCCATCCGCAGTCCGCACATGGTTTTTCAAATCTTCTGATTTGTCACCAAGCATAAGTTTGACTACTTTTGGTAAAACTGCCGGATTTGTATCTACTTCTGCAATAACTTCAAGTAACTCATAGTTTTCCAAGCGCTCTTTTGTAATTTCAAAAGCAAATCCGGTTGAAGTCACACCACGGATTGTCTTAATCTGTGGGGTTGCTCCGTTATTTTTTTTCTTACGATTTCGTCTTGACATAGTTAAGCTCCTTTGATGTATTCATAGTGTGTGTCGTCAGCAGCGTTAGGGAAGGCAGTTACTGTCGTACCATATCCGAGAACACTTCCATCGTTATAAGTGATTTCATCGATGGCAGTTACTTTTCCTGAAGGGATAACAATACGTTTAAGTACACCACCTTTTAGAACCGTTTCGATTACAAGGCAATGATGTGGCAATTCTTTTGAATTTGCCTTAATGGTAATTCCTGATGACAAGTCCCCAGATACATTATCTGATCCATAAACTTCCTTCAAAACTTCCACATTCAATGCTTCAATCAGCATATATTTGAAAGTGTCTGTCTTTTCCTTTTGAACCGAACTTACAACGACGCCACCCCACGCCTTAATATTTTCTGATTCTGGGGAGTTGCTATTGGTCATACCATCTTCTGAAATATAACCCAGCGCTTTAAACGCATCATCTAATTTTGTAGTTGCGTCTGTTGGAAGTGCTGTTCCAAGAGGTGCAGAATAAACCGCACCGCCAATTTTAGGTTTTGCAGTCGTTACATTTGCTTCTGTAGCCATTTAATTTCTCCTTTTTAAAAATAATTAATATCAAATACAGCTTGATATCGATATTGTTTCGTTTCGGTGTCCGTAAAGTTGTAATCGCTATTTAAGTGGACACCACAGATTGAATCTAATTCAATCAATCCCTTTACAGCACTTTTCACGTTCACATTAAGCTCTGCAGCCTTCTGCATAGTAGGACCATAGCTTTGAAAAGCAAAGGTCGCACTACCAGAATGATTTCGCTCCTTACCACCAGTTTTTTGAATAATGACAAAGCTATCGGGAGCTTCAGCTTCATGCTCAAAAAATGACGGTACATCTAAATGACCGTCAAGATATTTCTTGATAATAATTTCAATCATCTAATGCACCGCCTTCAACAATGTGTTATTTTTCAAATTATCCCTTTTCGCTTTTCGCGTAGCTGGATAAATCATAGCATTTGCCCTTGTCTTACCAACGTGGCTATCTTGTTCATAGCCAGGACCACATCTTTTTTTAATTACCGTTGCTTCTTTGTTCAGAATATCCTGAATCTCTTTGGATTTCAAAAGAGCTCCTACACCCGCACCAATAAGCTTGACTTTTGTATTACTCATACGCTTCAACCATCACTTTCTTATTCCATTCTAAAGGCATCATGGCTTCAATTCCTTCCAAAGGAATACCAATCGTGCGCCATTTGCGCCCAAAGAAACGAACCTCACGGTCTTTCCATTCGTTCTGGTCACCTTTTGGAATTCCTAGCGTATAAGAAGCCTTCTTTCCGGTCAGATTGAGCTGATTCGTGACATCTTCTGTTGAAGCTGGAACAACCAGAACATTATCTACTTGAATTTCTTTATTCTCATAGATTGGATGCCCAAAGTCATCCTTTCCATTCTTGGTTTTTCCAATCAATGTTACAGTAATTCCTTTAATCCGTCCCATAGATATCAATCACCCCATATCTTTGCTTTTTGAGGCCCAGACGTTTCAATTCTGAATCCTTGATAAAGAGACCACCGCCAGGAACTAGATAAGAACCACTGAAGGAATAACCTAAAGCAGACTCAGCCACCTGAGTCATTGGTTCCTGATCAGTTGAGGTCATCAACGTGCGAGCTACCACATCAACCGTGACGGACTTAACGACCATAGCAAAAGATGGGTCAGTAGCCACCAACCCATCTAAATCCTTGCCAACTTTTTTAGCTTCAACACGAAGAGAATGAGAAACAACTTCCAACAGCGCCTCGGCTCGTTTTTCCTCATCGAATTTCAACGCTCGCCACAATTCTTTCAAATCTTCTACTGTTGCAAAGTTTTCCATTTCTACCTCCAGCCAAGCGACTACTGAACTTCAGTGTCAGTTTGTTCAATCAGCGAAATCAATTCAGGTTTTGTGGCACGGTTATCATAAATAATACCTTTTTCATCAAGGATTTTTTTCAATGCTGCATTAGTCAATGAGTCCAAAGGTTTGTATGCTTCACTTGGAACCCAATCGCCTCCACTAATTGCATTTTCAGTAACGATAGTAGCCCCTGTTTTTACATTAATGTATTCCATATACTACCCCGCTTTCACAATACGAGCAAAGCTGTTTTTGTCCAAAATTCCCCATCCGAGATAAATTTCTGCACGAAGATAGACTTGGTTATAACCTTTCAAGTCTTTTCCAGAATTGTCTGGATCACCATATCGAATGACTTCGAGTGGAATCTGCTTAGCATATCCCCATTTAACCATGTTAGCAAAGTCACCAACAATAGCAACATCCTTATTGGTCCCAACATTAAGACCAACTGTAGTATTCACGTCTACAGGTAGACCATTAATAGCTCCTGGATTTGCTCCCCATGCCAATTCAGGGTATAGGCGCTCATTAGCTGAGTTCTTCATGCTAGCTAGTGCACTTGCAAATGTAGTATCAATAGCCATACCGCTAACGATATTATCAGCCCCTTGAATCATCTTCACTGCTTCTTCGACATTAGCATCTGGATCGCTTGTTGTGAAATTCACTGTCTGAGTGACCGCCTTGTCAAAACAGTTATCCCCAATAACGGTTGATTCTTGTTTAGTACGTGGATTAACCCCATGGAAAGACATAATATCAATACCACGAGCTACTTTATTAGCAAACCCTTCATTAAATGACTTCAAAATGTCAATTTTAGCTTCATCTGATGCATAAATGAACTCATCAGATACACGAGCACCATACTCGATTTTGATAGGTACAATAGTTACTGGTTCTAGACTTGCACCACCATGCGTTTTCTTACCGTTTTCTGCAACGATGTCTACATCAGCATCTAACGAGAATGTGAATTCTTTCAATCCATTGAAAGGAATCGCTTGTTGATTAGATAATTTAGCAAGTGAGCTGTGCCCCTTAACTTTGTTGATAAGATCTGTCACAAGCATTGGGTCAAATAATGTTCCTCTTGATAGTTGATCTGGCATATGATTTCTCCTTTATTCTTCAATCTCTAAACCTTGAATTAGGTTTTTATACAATGTATTTTCTGTTTTTTCTAAAACAGGCTCTGTCTCTCTGACAGGCGCAACTGGTTGAGCTCTTTTCATGTATCCAGCCAAGCGCTCTGCATCTGCTTTGAAACTTTCTTCATCTGTTCCTTGCAAACGATCTGCAAGGTCGTAAGGCAATCCATGTTGCAAAGCCACACGAGTTCGCAGACTAGCTGTCTCATAATTAGAGATTTGATTCTGCATCTCTTCAAGTTGCTTGTCAGCATCTGCCTTACTTTGATTGTTAGCTTCGATTGTTGACTTCAAGTCAGCATTTTCTGTTTCCAATTCTGTAACTCGAGATTTGAGCTGGTCATAGTCGCTATACTTCGCTTTCTCACGAGATAAACGCTCCTTAATAGCAGCATCAAATTCTTCTTGTGTAGTGATTGGTTTAAACTCTGACATTCTCATGTCTCCTTTCTCCTGCTTCCCCGGCAGTTCGGTAATTTTTGGCATCAAAAAAAGCAGTCACAAGACCGCTTATTTTAATAACTGATTTTTTGCTTTTTCTTAGGCTTGGTCGTAGCACAAGCCCAGTGCGCAAGCAAAGCACTATCCATCAAAGAAATATCCATATCGTCAAAGTGCGATCGATAGCCAAAACCACCATTTGAGCCAATATTCCGCTTATCGCAGTTAGTAGCTACTTTTGATAGCGATGGTTGGCCAGCGTGACAGATGGTCTTCTGGTAAATCCCCTGTTCCCAAAGAGCGTTGGCTACGATGATTTCCTTCACCGTCGGCAGAATCACATTCTTGATTCTGTAGTCCTTCAACTCTTCATCTAGGATTTTTTGACCACTTGCGCCATCGATGACAATTTGAGCCACATCGGCTTGACGCAAAAAAGCAACCATCCACTCATTCCCATTACGAACAGACTGACAATCAACGGTTTCTACAAAGAAACGCCCATCCTTGGTCCGTGCAGCAATGCTCAAAGCCACGTTCGTTCCATCTTGGCCATACTTGATACCAACAGACAACTTGCCAGATAATTCTGGGACATCATCCACCTTGAGCTCATTCCACTCCGTTTCAGAAATAGCAGATTTCTGGTTGTAAGTTGGCCAAAATCCCAAACGTTGGATATTATGGTCTAGCTTATCCTCACCAAGCTCAGCTTCAATCTTACGCTCATTTAAGTGGTAGCCCATGGATGGATTAGAATTATACCAAGCTTCCACATCGTCGATTTCCTTTTCATCAGAAACCGACCACTCAGCCCAGCCAGAATACTTCCCTTTCCCAAAAAGACAAGTCTCACGATATTTGGTAAAGACCGTACCACTCGATACAGGTGTTGGAGGTGTCCCACACATGATTGTAATAGGATTCTCACTATCCGTAACCGTGTATTTCAAAGCAGATTCTTGCTCGGTCGTGTACTCTTGAGCCTCGTCAATGATCAGCATGTCGAACCCTTCACCAAGACCACCATTAGATGTCCTAGTACGAAATTGGATAACCCCACCTGTTGAATAAAGTTCAATCCGCTCCTGCCCCTTCGCTCGAATGGAATTGAAATCCTCACCATCAAAATACCCCATTTTCTCAAGGTATCGTTTCACCTTCTCAAAAGAGGAATGAGATGTAGAAATTCGGTGAGCCGTGTGCAGGATATTCAATCCCTTATGCAAGCCCCAAATTTCAAGAATATAAAGGATTTCAGATTTCCCATTACGACGAGGAATAGAGTAACCAAACTTCTGATGCATCCAAAGACCGTTCTTGTCAACAGCCATCATGGGTAATAAAAGATTCTTCTGCCAAGCATAGCAAGAAAGACCAGTCCGTTCGTAAAGTTCAATCGCTTCTTTAGCTTTTGAATTTTTCTTGACGTATTTTAAAATCACCGATTGAGTAGGATTCTGATTGCCAAGTTTCTTCCTCGCCATTCCACTTTCCTTTCAATCGTCATCGCATGATAACCCTGTCGCTGGGAGATATCGGATCACCTCCTAGATGCTGTCTAAAATATTCAGATACTCTACTTCTTCGTATGTTTCTGCAAAAATATCAGGCTTGCACGGATAAAGTTCTCCCTGCACACCTTTGATTATATAATCGCCTGCTTTTGCAACCATGACCCCCTCAAGTGTTTTAATCTCACACCATGCGGGATTCTTAGTCCACTTGCCATTGTCATGAACGATAATCTCATTTCTTGTGACTGCGTCCCAGAACCAATCTTCTTCAATCAAACAACGTTCATTGAGTTGGACGGCCTCGACTACTACAGGTTTCTTTCTGTACTTCATTTTCTGACTCCTTCCAAAATATAATAAAAGCACCTTGACCACTGTCAACGTGCTTATGCTATAATTTCAACTTCCTTGATTTCATCCTCAAAGAGTTTTGTCCACCGGGTTCCTGACTTAACAGACAACCCATCAAATTCTTCATCATAGACATCCTTGTCCTCATAAAGACAGACGCCTTCAAATGTTTGGCCGTCAATATCGGTGATTCTGACAACCTTGTTATTAAATTCTCTAAGTTCCATCAGTCTCCCCTTTCGTAGTATGTCGGTATCAAGTGTGCACCAGTTTTGCTATATTTGATTGTCATAGCATTTACCGGCTTACCAGTATATACATCAATTCCTAACGGCCTATCTTCAAACAAATCAACCTTTTCATTGCTGGTTTGAGCGCCTTTTCTACTTGTTTCTAAAAATCCAGTCATCTTGTACTTATCATACAGAGCATTGATATCCACATGATCATAAAAATAGCTCTTTCCAGTCAGTGATGTTGATTGAATATGTCTAGCTTGTTTTTCTGGATTGATTTTATCCAGCCAAGTGCCATTTTTGAAGTTTTCCTGGATATAAACTACATCTTTTAAGTGTTCATACCCCTCACCACCATTATACTTCAAATCCTGAAACTTTGCTAGTGAAATAGGAGCATTTTGAACTCCTAAAACATCAACTATTTTCTTGTATTCCTTAATATCTGCTTTGCGATTATTATCACGCACATCAATATTCATTCTCTTGCGATTTTCTAATTCATCAGAACTCTCATTTCTGATTTTTTTAGTCCAAGAATTTTGAACCTTACCATTTTTAGGATGATAGTCAATTACACAAGTGCAATGCTGATGCCTTCTGTAGAAATTATTTGGCTCTTCACCGTATATATAATTTCCTACCAAGCTATCACACCATTTGCAACAACGTCTAGTAGAGTGTCTACTGATCGTCGGTACCAATCCAGTTTTAGCATGAAACTCCGCATTCTTCCTGATTGTATCATCGATAATGGACTGAGTGAAATTCACAATAGGTTCACCGAGCAACCAACTGACATCCTCAAAATTCTCCTCAGACGAAAAGCGATTGACAATACCAGCGATTCGATCCTGATTCAACTCAGGAACTTGCACTTTGAGACCGATTTTTGCTTCATCATTCAAATTTTTCTGAACATCGCTAGCATAGCCACTAACAAGCTCGTGATTTCGTCCTAGCACGTCCGTCAGCAAACGTTGAGCGATATTGTAATACATTTTACCGTCTGGTAGTTTGTCGGCGCTCAGAGACGCTCCTAGAGTCTTAGAGAGAATTTTTCCAACTTCAATCGCAAACTCATTTGCTGTTTTGTAAGTGGCTTTTTTTGCCTTCAATGTAGCAAAAGAATTTCTGACAATCTCACTCTTACCGAAATCTCTCTCAAATCTCTCCTGAACCTCTTGCAAGATACCAGGTAAAACATCATTCTCCATTTGAACCACCCTCGCTTACCACTGGTTTAGCTGACATGTCTCCAGCGATACCAGTAAGATCTCGAACGGTTTCTGCGTTGATGTAACCAGGTAATGCCTGATTTAGTTTGACAACACCATCACCAATCATGGTCATCGTATTCGCATCCGCTTCAAATAATGGTTCCCACTTGACTGTGGTTCTTACAAATTGGCTTCTCACATAATGAAACTCATCACGCAAGCAAGCTGCAACATAAGCGACATTTAGCAATCCAGCACCTAGTGAGCGCTGAGCCTTCCGCCCAGCTAAACGTAAATTCTCATGACTAGCCTTGATGGCTTCTACAGATGATGGATTATCTGAAACGAAACCAAGGTCATCTAATGTCAGCCCCATTTCGCCAGCAAATCCAGCAGCAGCAGTTCTGAGCTGTTCTGTAAAAGGTGACATGCTAGCAGTGGTAAACTGCCCAACGCTCGGCTTATCTCCTTTATCGCTAGAAGAAATCGTCAACAAGCTTGATACAGTAGCTTTCCATTTCTCCATAGGCTCTGCATCAGGATCAAGCCCAAGAATATATTTCTGTGGCCATGAGTAGAACTCAGCAGTGATATCAGCCCGTTCCAAGGTACGCTTAGCATATTTCTGATAATACATACCAGCTCTAGTGATACGACTCCGACCAAACGGACGAACTGCATCAGGACGATGAATGACCGGAACCAGCAGAGGGATACCAGTCTCATTTACAACCGAATATGGTCTACCATCTTTCGGAATAAAATGAGTAGCATTAGGCTCGAAGTAGGCTTCAAGCGTTGGACGATTGTAATCATCACGAGCCAATACCGCATAACCTTCCACAAGCAACCCTGTGATAGGATCAATGACGCCCGTCGCATTGCTTGATTCAATGACTTGTAACCTCACCTCATCATCTTCACCTTTAGAAATATAGACGAAACTACATGAACCAATCAGTGCAGCTAAAATAGCACTATCAAAAAAGATGTCAGGATTGTTACGATCAAAAATTTCTGTGACATTAAAATCATCGTTAGCAAATTTCCTGAAAATCAAACGATCTGCAAGACTATCAACTCCCTTTGCAGCCCAACCAAGAACAGCTCGGTACTTCGCCCTGACTTGTGGAGGAATTGTGATTCCCGTCGGCGCTTCATAGTGTTGCATCGCATAATGCTTGTACCTCAGATTGACTCTGCTCTGATAGAGATTCAACTTCCTCCTAAGATAGCCAATTCCTCTTAATTCCAAACCGTTCTCCTTCCATTGCAACTTATATAGTCAATTATTTTAACTTCCCTCGTTCTACTATAAACTTTGCTATTTGGATACCACTCTTTAAAATCGTGATTAGCTTTGCTAGAGTTACAACTTCTACAAGAAGGAACAACATTACCAAATTCATAATTTCCACCATCGATCAGTGGAATCACATGTTCGTGATGTAACTTCTCATCGAAAATTTCAAAATATTTGACTTCACTCATACCACAATATGCACAAGAATTGTCAAACAATTTTTTGATTTGTAGCCAATCACTTTCAGTTAACGTGCTATCTGAACCATGTTTCAAAGTTCTTGATTTGGCATTTATGAGCCGACGTCGAGTCGGATTATCTTTATCCCATTTTTTACTGGATTTTTTACACTTCTCCACATTCGATTGATAATATTCTTTTTGACGTTCCTTAATTTTATCTTTTTTACGCTCATAATACTGCTTCTTTTGAACTAGGATTTTTTCTTTCTTTTTCTGATATTTTTTCTTATCAGAAATACTCCTACATTCTTTACATTGACTTTCAAATCCTCTCTTACTGCTACTTTTTCTATAAAAATTCTCGGTATTCAATTCCTTTTTTTGATGGCACTTAATACAAGTCTGAATTTCCATATTTAACCCCTTTTTCTTTCTCCCACGAATAAAAAAATGTACAGTGACGGCGTGAAGCCCTCGAGCGCCTAGTGGGAGGGGGATACCCCCCTAACCTCTGCTAGGACTTACTTCACACATATCTGTTATTTTTCAAATTCTAAGCATTAATTATTATTTTTGATATTTTTAAAAAATAATATAATTTTTCTTTTTTGGCTTCTTCAAGCTCTGTACTTTGTCCAATCTCTTGACTGTGGCAGGTTGCGATTGCCTACAACAGTAGCATTGGCTGACCTATCGTCAGCATATAACTTATCAGACTTCTGTCTGTTGCATTGCCAGTGCGCTAGCTGTAGGTTGTTGATGTCTGATGGATGACCGTTTCGATTGATTGGAATAATGTGATCGATAACTGGTGACAAAGGATGTGGATACTTCAATGACTTATCCACTGGTAGTCCACAAATCCCACAAGTATTTCTGGTCTTTAGAATAATCTTTTTATTCTTTTCAAAAGCGACTCTGTGAGGACCACTCCGGTCCGGTCTATCCTGGGGGGTATTCATCTAGGGAGAGGCCTTTCTTTTTTAGCAGGTAGGGGGGCTAAATTTTTATGATGTAGGGGGGAGGTTTTTTAGCTTCTTACACCCTCGTATATTTAACATATCTTATATTCTGTTAAATAAAACTAACATTCTTAAAAGTCAACTGTAGCCAGTACTTACATCTGTTTCATTAAAAACTGATTTACTTTTTCTCAATATGTAAAATAAATAGTCATTTAATAGCTAAAATTCATCATTGAATCATCCAATTCATCCTGCTTAATACCTATATAATCAAGTGTGATATCTGGAGATGAATGATTAAATAATTCCATCAAGATCGCTACATTTTGATTTTTTCTGTAATGATGATAACCAAATGATTTTCTCATTGAGTGAGTCCCAATGTTTTTAAGACCAACATGTTCAGCTGCTTGCTTTAATATTTGATAAGCTGCAACTCTTCCAATATGAACGATTCTTACTCCGTCTGTCCTAACTTTTTTCTTACTTGGAAATAGGTAATCATAACCTTTAAGGTCATTTGTTTTAATGTAGTGACTTAAAGCTTTTCTTAATTCAGGGTTGATAGCAAATCGCTTGACCTTACCAGTTTTCTTTTCAGTAACCTCGATTCTATCGCCTGTCACTTGTTTCACTTGGAGAGGTATAATATCGCTGATGCGCATTCCAGAATACAGACCGCACATGATTAGGACATAGTTTCGCTCACTCTTTGATTTTAAAAAGTCTTTCATCCTTTCAATGTCATCAAGTTCACGAATAGGTTCTACTTTTTTCACGATATCACCTCCAAACTCAAAGAAAAAGACAGGGTGTGCCTGCCTTTACAATTATTTCATAATATAATTTTAGCACATAAAATCATATATCCACTCCGAACTTACTCCGAATTTACTCCAAAAAAACTCCGAATTTACTCCAAAATCTCAACCTGTTCACCATTGCGGTATAACTCTGCAAATGCCATCAAAGCTTTCTCCAAAATATCATAGTATGAACTTTCTGAAATTGCTAAATCCCTAGAAATTACTTCATCTTTCTTGCAATCCCATTGAAGATACTTTTCAAAAAGTATCCTACGATATAGAGGATCGTGTAAGTTACTAACTGCTTGTTCAATTGCATCAAGCTCAAGTTCTGCATCAACTTTCCGTATAGCTAACTTCTCAACTTGACTATTTCTTCCACTTGATGGGTTTCTAGGCATGAATGAGTAGATTGTCGTTACTCTCTGACCTTCAGTGTCATTGGCCACACGACGCCATCGAGGATATCCTTTTAAAATTTTCTTGGCATTTTCTTTTGTTTTGGCTTCATTTATATCAGGAAAGAAGGGCATTGCTCACCTCGTTTCTATCTCGAGTAATTCTTCCGTCAAACATATAAGTGAATTGTATTTTGAGAAACACCCGTATCTCTAGCCATATCTTTGACAGAGAGACACAGGTCCTCTCTAAGTTCTTTCAATCTTAGTTGCATCTTGCAAATCTCCTTACGTATTTCAAATAATTTTCCCTTCAAATATCAGAGTTATTGTCCCTGTCCCGTCTGTGTGTTTAGAGATCAGCGCACGACAATCTGATCCAAACTCAACTCCTTCAATTGTGTTGCTATTCTTCACGCTATCAACGTTGATGATAGAATCATTTGATGTTTTTATTCTCATGCTCCATCTCCTCAATAAGCCAATCAAGGTTCTTACGAGCCTTTTTCAAATCTTCAAGACCGTTTTTCTTCTGAAAACGAAGCATATACTTGATTGCGTTACCCCAGCACCATGCCGCCTTTCCTTGCAGATTACCAATAAAATTATCAATCACTTCAATACCTTCAAGACCGTTTGCGCCTTGGTAGTGGCTTGGTTTGTTTATGTTATCAATTATTTCTGGGTTCATTATTTATCCTCCAAAAGCTCAGGGGTTTCGTAGATATTGCCGATGATTGTAACATCTAATGAGTCTCCATCGAGCAAATCTTCCATCAACACAGAGTCTCTATTGGTAACATGAAAGCCGCCTTGACACCATTCTATAATACCTGTGTTTATATACAGGAAATCAGACACCTCATGACAATCTTCAAATTGTACTATATCCCCCTCAAAGATTTCCTTACCGTTCTTGTCTCTGAGTCCTGTTGATTGCATGAGGATAACGTCATTAAAATCAAAACAATCGCTTTCGCAAATTCCACCCCAGCATAAGTCTATTTCGTTTATGTAAAATCGAATTGACTCTATATAATCAGCAAAACATTTTTCTGTTTTTATCCACACTCTAAATTTCGGTATCATACCAAATCCTCCTCTTTGACGAAAGTACCATCAATCCAACGGCCCTTGAGGTCTTTGATTTTTTGATATGCCAGTTCAAAGCATTCTTCAAAATCATAACCGAGAATATTGCTGATTGATTTTAGATATTCAACCGCGAATACTAAATCATAACGAAATATTCCATTGTATCTTCTATCGCTATATGATAGAATTGCACAAATGTTTAAATTTAAGCCTTTAAAACAGTTCATTACATCTACTTCTTCAACGCGATTTAATCCCTCAAAAATCTTATGCACATCCTCTTTAATCAGCAAAGCCAGACCGCACAATCTCCGATACTATCCTTTGTTATTTTCTCATTTTTCTTGAGATAGCCTGCGCATAACTCACCGAACTCTTCACTTAGTTTTAAAGACTGCTTGTCCAACCGTCCACCGTATTTAAGGCCGCGGTCAATAAACCATTGTTTGACTTTTTCTAGTGTGTTCATGATAACTCCTTTGCTATTGCTGCTATGACATTTACTGTCACGCTATTTCCTGCTTGCTTATATAGCTGACTGTTGCTACTCACTTCTTGAGCTTTATCAAACGCCCAGTCAGGAAAACCTTGTAATCTCCAACATTCACGAGGTGTTAACTTGCGGATTCGAAATCCATCTGATAAATGATTGTTTTCGTGATAGCTATTGCTAGTTAAAGTAGGAGCGATGTCATGTTCTCCGCCTTTATTATAACCATGCCCACGTTGAATAATTTTAGGCTCAAGTCCTCCACCACCCATGCAATTAAGGCATGGCGAGATCCCACTTGCGTCATATACACGTCCTCTATGAGGGTTACCACCGAAACTTTCTGTATCAATCAAATTCCCTATTTGCTTGACTTTGTTTTCTACAATAACCCCATGTCTATCTTGTGATTTCCCTTTTTTTCTAATATTCCCAACCTTGTTTATTTTTGGTTGTTCACAAGTAATCGTTGCACCATCTCCGCTGAGAGGAAATACTCTTCTGGTACATTCTCCTCTAAGATGTCCGATAATGAATACACGTTCCCGATTTTGGGGGACTCCAAAATCCTTGCTGTTAAGCACTTGCCATTCCACATTGTACCCCAGCTCATCCAAGGTTGAGATAATGGTCTCGAATGTAATTCCGTTTTCGTGATTGAGCAATCCTTTGACATTCTCAAGGAATAGATATCGAGGTCTGATAATAGATGCGAACCTAGCAATTTCAAAGAACAAAGTTCCTCGTGTATCTTCAAAGCCTCGTCTGTTTCCTGCAATTGAGAAAGCTTGGCACGGAAATCCGCCACAGATAATGTCCACACTTCCGATTCCTCGAATAGATTCATCTGATACTGATGTGATGTCATGTAATTCTATTTCTCCTTTCGTATTATGTATAGCTTTATAGCTTGCTCTTGCAAATTTGTCAATTTCACAAAAGCCAATACATTCGTGTCCTGCCAATTCCATTCCCAGACGAAATCCGCCGATGCCAGCGAATAAATCCAAAAATTTCACAACAACACCTCATCCCCGACCGTCACCTTTTCATACACGTCCTTCGTAACCACGAATACGCCATAGTCACGAATAGTAAGCGTGTATAGCTTCCCGTGTCGTCCTTTTTCGACGACTTTACCGAATATCTCAGCGCCTGCGTTATCAGCTTTATAGACGATCATCGGGCGCTTTTCTTCTAGTTTTTTAATGTGGATACTCTGCCAAATATTCAATCCAGCAGACAATAAAATCCAGACTGCGATAAAACGTTTCATTCTGTGACCTCCTTATAAAGTAAATCCATATCAAAACAACATTATTGATCATCTTTCTTGTCCTTTCCTGCTATACATTCCACAACTGAGTAACCGATAAAAAAGCACAGAAAAGTTATTCCAAATTCTTTAATAAGTTCAATCATTTTCTTCTCCTCCTGAAAAAGTCGCTAAATAGTAACAATCCTTAGCACCGTAGTCAAATCGTGTCGTCCGCTGACCAATGTGCTTTTGAAACCTTGGATGAGTGATAGCCGAGAAAGCCCACTGATGGTCTTCCATATGCTCAATGAGATCATCGACATTGTTGAATGTACCAAGGTAAAACTTGCAGTGCCCATTGTAGACAAAGTAAAGTTCTAACATCACTCCACCTCAACAGGGTAAAAATTCCCAAAGGAACCCCTCAATGCCTTTCCTACCTGTAGGGCTGCCCCCCGAGAAACAAACCGCAAGGCTTTCTTATCCTCAGAATATGAAATGTCCAAGCCAGTCACTCCGATAACTGCGGACATCAGAAACGGCTTATCCTCTTTTGTCCCATGTTTTAAAATAAACATCAGCCACCTCCATTTTCAAGCCTTTCAAGTAGTTCACGTTTACGCTCTTCGAGCTCCTTCTTGGTCTCATCACTAGTATTGTTGACATAGTTAGGCTGTGACCATTCAGGAACATTTGATTTCTGATTACCTGGACGTTTGCTGATTTTGCTTTCTTTGTACGCTCGCTCACGTTCATCGACTGCTGCAATAGTCAAAACTCCATCGTTCTTCCAATTGGTCAAAATCGCTCTGATATAACTAAAATTTCTTTTACCATTGTCAGCAGCAAGATCGATTGCTTTCAAGACAACCTTTGCTTCCATGCCATCTAATGTGATGAACTCTTTCAAGAGTTCAAATTGAGTTCCATCCAACAGAGCGATACGAGATTGATATTCTTCCACGATGAGTGCGACTGGATTTTCATCTACATCTTTCTCTATCTCTGTATCTATATCTTTCTCTATATCTATATCTCCGATACACTTTGTTACATCTTTGTTACAATGTAACACCCTTTTGTTTTCACGAGACTTGCGAACTCTTCTGGCACTTGCGGTTTCACTACCTACCATCTCAGGAACTTGCTCTAAGAAATAAACCATATCATTTTTTCTAGTTAGCAAGCCCTTACTCTCCAAGAAAATCAAAGTGATTTTAATATCTTCAACATTCTCATCAATGACAAGAGCGATTTCTTCAGCAAGGTTGTCAGCAAGTCCATCATAGTAGATGTGCCCGCCATCCTCTAAACTAATCAACATCATTTTGAGATAGATGATAGTATGCGTATCGCCACCTGCAATCTTACGAAGCAATTTCATTTCTTTAGACTTGAAAAAATCTTGAGCAAGTTGAATCCAGAAATACCGCTTGTTTTTTAACGCCATAATCTTACACCCCATTTCCTACGATTGGCACGGTACTTCATCCGCATATCCTCATAGATATACCTGCCCTCCAGTTCCATTTTTTCAAGCTTTAACAGCTTATTTTTAAGGGCCACATCACGATAGTCCTTAGCTAGTTTTTCATAGTCGGTTAGGTATTCTTTGATAAGTGAAATTTTTCTGTTCTCGTCCTCTAAATATATTTCAAAGTCAGACTTTTCTTCATCAGACGATAACATTTTTTTATTCACTCGCTCATGCCACAATAGCAATTCAATCAATTCTTCCATTCCTGACCTCCTCATTACAAAAGTCTGATTGCAGACTGTTTAGGTTCTGGCAAAGCTAATGGCTCAGGGCGCAAGCCTACAGGCGGTTCATTGTCGTAGGTAAAGCCCTTAAACGGACGACGAATATTCTTGCGGATTTCTTGACGTTCTGCCTCTCTACCACGTTCATAAGCATGGTTATACCCTTGGATAATCATAGACGCAAATTCTTGCTCTTCTCGTCTTTCTTCTTCCTTGCGTTTTTCCTGCAATTTGATATGACGGCAAAGCCCTGCAAATCCAAGCAGCAAGGCTCCAACCCCCATCAGCTGGTCTAAAATCGGTGGTTCAAACATTTTTATCTCCTTATCCTCTTTTTGTGCTATAATATAGTCAAATAATTTTGCTAAGACCTTGTCCAGAAGCCTTTTAGTAAAGTTATTATATTTGATTAGAGAGCCATTCTTTGATGGCTCTTTTTGACCATTTCTTACCAGGTAATTCCTTTGGAAATCCCTTTAAGTAACGATAATTATCTGAAAATGTGGCATACTTAATTCCTAGAAAATCGCAGGTAGTGTTCACATCCATCAACTCTGGATAGTGATCACTATCTTTTTCTATTTCGACTAGCCTTGTGATTGTGTCCTTGATAATGGATTTAATCCATTCAGATAGTGAAAGTAGAACATTGTCCATCTTCTTCCCCTCCTACACTTCATCAAATGAGTTCAGTTCCATAATCTTCATCTTGGTATTAGTGCTTGGCTCCCACGTCATCCAGTAGGCCAATGCGGCTTCTGCAAACTTTTTCGGTAGCAAGTCATAGCGACTAATATTGAAATGATCCTTGAAATCAATCTCAGCTTGTCTAAAGACTGACTGAGAAAAATTCTTATCTGCATAAGCTGGACTGTCGATACCACCCAAGCAAGCCACGACTCTAGCCTTGCGCTTCTTCAGTAGCGACTGAGCATAGCTTGGATGAATCGGTTGCTCGCTTTTGAGGTAGTCAATATCTTCCAGCATAGTAGCCTGTTGCTCACGCAATTTCTTCTGGCCAGTAAACAGAGCAATAAAAGCATCCTCGTCCAAGTCCTCGCGAATGAAACCGCCCTGCTTGCGAATAGCTGGCAAGACCTCTGACGTCACCCAACGCTTGAACTCTTTAGCTTGAGGCAACTTGCTGGATAAGATAAGAGAGTAGAGACCAGATTCGTTGATTATGATAGTTTCTTGGACCCTTCCTAAATTATCTGTGAGGCCCTGTTTTAGGGCGTCATCTTCATCAACATGAAGAGCAATCGCATTTCTAGCCTTGCTATATCCTAGGATATCTGCAACATCCTTCCCAACGAACCAAGGTTCGTCATCAATTGTCAAAGTACGGACTTCCTGCCCGTGAAAATTAAAAATTTCGTTCATAGTATTCCTTTCTAAATTTGGTATAATGAAAATAAAAACGATTGGAGAAAAAAATGACTGAAAAAATTTGTTTTATTGTAACTGCTATCGGCGAATCTGGAACACCTACCAGAGAGCGAGCTGACAATGTATATAAATATCTTATCGCCCCCGTTTGTGAAGACCTTGGTTATAAGCCTGTACGTGTTGACCACGTCAATGCGGTTGACAACATCAACACTACAATTATCAATTACCTTAAAACTGCTCCTATGGTTATAGCAGATATGACAGACCATAATCCCAACGCATTCTACGAGTTAGGTTTCAGACAGGCGCTTGAACTTCCACTAGTCCCAATCATAAAAGTAGGAGGAAATCTTCCTTTTGATGTTATGACGACTCGTACCGTATTCTACGATACCGATGTGGCAAAAATTGAAGAGTCTAAAGAGAATTTGAAATCTAAAATACTAAGCTTTGAAAACTTTGAAATGCCTAAAAGTCGTATTGATAAAAGCGTTACATTAGATGAGCTCGATGATAAATTAACCAAAAAACTAAACAAGATACTAAATCTGTTAGAAAAACAACAGTCTTATTCTTCTCTCGTACACACGCATGATTTTGATTTTAAACCATCAAAAATTGACTATCAGTCAATTATTCGGCAAATCCAAGATAAAACTAACTAATTTCAGAGGAATCCATTATTCCCCGAAGATAAGAAATAGCTAGCTCTTGTTGACTTTGCAGTTCACCAATCTCAGCAACTTTTTCATTTATAAGTCTAACGGTCCTCAATACTTCATTGAGGGCTTTTTTTTCGAGTTCATTCATCTTCCCCTCCTACTCCAGCACCTTGCTGCCGATTACCAATCGTTTAACGACAACGTCCATCTCCTTAAATTCGGCATTCTCTGCACAGTAGCGGACGCTCTCGCTAATGATGTGACAAATAGATACACCGTACTCGTTCGCTAACTCCGTAGCAATCTCCCAGGCATCTTTGTCAATCCGTGTTACTTTTTGCGCTGCATTGTTCATACTATTTCCTCCTCGCTTATTTTCAATCATCATTTTTAAATGACCACGTTTCGTGGTCTTGGGTCTGAAAAAATTTCGCCAATATCTTTCTCTAGAACATCAGCGATAATAAACATCTCATCAGATTTAAAAGCACGTTGTCCTCTTTCTTTCTGACGATATGCAGTTTCTGAAATACCAAGTTTTTGGGCTAATTCTTTCTGAGTAATGCCTTTTTCTTTTCTTAGTTGGTACAGATAAATTTGCACATTCCCACCCCCTTATCTAAATTCATCTAATCTGACTTTCCATCGCCCTGAGTTCAATCTCATGGCTGACTTGTTTCAATAGCTTCTCACACGCTATTTTAGCTTCTCTGTACGTTGTAGATTCGCTGATGAAGTAATCAGCAAGTTCGATAATTTTATCTTCCATTCAACCTCCTATATCAGCCTCAAGACTGATGTAATACTCTCCTAAATTGCTATAATAATCTTGACTAAGACCTCTCACGTTTTAGTCAAAAATTCAACAGAAAGGAGGAAATTATATGTCTAAACTAACTAAAGAAGACGTTTCTCAAATTTCTCAAGACATTATCAACGATGCTATTCCAGTTATCGAAGATATGTTGTATGAGGTTTTTCAGAAACATCCAATTGATATGGAAGTTAGAAAAGCCATTCTTTACAGCACTCTTGCTGTTTATAAACTTAGCACAGAAACTACAGTTTCGTTACTAACACAACTTGTAAACGCTCAAGAAAGCTAGTATTTCTTGAGAAACTTTTTACCAACTCAGGGTCTGCCTTTACAAAGGTAGACTCTTTTTTCCCACTATACGGATATCGTCTTGGTCTCATCTCCTCACCCCTTTTCAAATGTGGTATAATCAAAATAAAACGATTGGAGAAATCTTATGGAATATCAAGCTCTTATTCAACCTGTAATTAGTATCATTCTTGCAATAATCTCAGGATTATGGTCATATGTCGCATCAAAAGCTAACAATAAAGCTGAGATTGAAAAACAAGCCAAAGAACATTCACATACTATTGAAAAACTCGAAAGAGAATTTCATCATCAGATAGATACTCTAAAACAGCAACATGCCTTGGATCTTGAAAAAGTCAAACAAGCTCATGAATTACGGTTGCAAGAACTTGAGAAGGTATCTCAGCTTGATACTGAAACCGACAAGGCTATGAAGATGAATGATCTTATCTACAAATCTTTTACAGGCGAGATTGATTTTGACAAAGCTTTAAAAATAGCTAATAAAGCTAACAATCACAAACAAAACTTAAATAAAAGATTTATTCAAAAGACTTCTAAAAAATCATAAATTAAATTTATTTCTAATTCTTTCAAGCTCATCATCTTGTATTTTTTTATACTCGTTGATGCGCTTTTTTCTATCTCTTTTGCTGGCGTAGTATGTGGCAAAACCAATGATAAGATTGATTATGACAACAAAGTAAAACCATACTAGTTCATTCATCTTCCCCTCCTATTAGTGAATTTTTTGTTCTATTTTTTATTAGCAATTTCATCAATTGTATCTAAAACAAGTTTTTGCATCTTTTCTCGTGCTTGCAATTCATTGCGAAAGAAAGAATCAAGCAGTTCACTCAATCTATTCGAATATCCTCGCAATAGCATTACCGTTACCAAAAATGAAGTAATTACTGAGACGAGAATCGCTGAAAAAACACTTTCCATTTTCCTACTCCTTATCTTTTTTATCACATCGGTACTTCACTATCTGACGAATAGTAAAAGATACAATCACAAATCCTGCTAGGATTATCAATCCAACATTTTCATCCATTGCTTTTCACGGCAAATGATGGTACACTAGCAAGTAGAGGTTGGGGCTTCTGCCCCTTTCTCTACTTTTTCTTAAGCTCTTTGTCTTTGAGCTTGTAAGCTAAGTACTGCTTATGCCAAAGACGAGCTTCATTGATTAAGCCTAGTATCAAGATGACGGTTGTGGTGTCCTTGGTTGCTAGGCTTTTTATGATGTGTTCCATCATTTGCCTTACCTCCTTTTCTTTAAGCTTGATTTAATTATAGCACACGCAACGTGGGCTGTCAATACTTTTTTTACGAAAACACAAAAAAAGTTTTCTTTTCGTGGGTTTTATGTTATACTTTACTTATGAAAACAGAAAGAGGTTTCAATCATGGATAAAGAACAGATTGCGATTGTTATCGGTGAAAAAATAAAACATTATAGACTTGCAAATGGTTGGACTCAACAAGAATTGGGTACTAAGATAGGTATAAGTAAAAATGCCATTGGCAATTATGAAAAAGGCTTTAGGTCTCCTAAGAAAAACACAATGTTTGATTTGGCAAATGCTTTTAATGTTTCTATCGATGACCTCTTTCCTCCAGTTCAAAAGGCTTCTCCTACCGATATCCAATCCATCTACGACCAACTAGCACCGACTAGACAAGGCAAAGTCCTGACCTATGCCGAGAGGCAACTGAACGAGCAGAAAAACGAAGAAGAAACGAAGATAAACGAAGTATCGGAGGTCATTCAGTTATATAGCTACGACTACTACGACCACGCCGCTTCTGCAGGTACTGGTCAGTATTTGAACGATGTACGAGTGGAGCGGATTGAGTTGCCAGTAGATATTGATGCCGATTTTGTCATCCCAATCAAAGGGGATTCCATGGAGCCAGACTATCACGATGGCGACCTAGTATTTATCCAGACAAGTGTTGATTTGAATGATGGTGTTATCGGAGTGTTTAACTACAACGGAGAGGCATATATCAAGCAACTGGTTATTGATACAGAACAAGCCTACCTACATAGCTTGAACCCTGATTACAAAGATATGCCAATCACACAAGAAACAGACTTCCGAATCATTGGAGAAGTCGTTGATTTATATAGAGAAAAATAAAAAGTAAATTTAACAAAAATACCTTGACAAAATCTCAACAACCTGGGGTGAAGATATGATTCAGGAAGAGTTTTATAAATTAACTGGCAGTTGATTTAATTTTAAAAAGGAGGTTTAATAAAAATGGAAGATGTTGGAATTAAAAAGAAAAATGCACAAGGCAATAAATATCGCAAGCTGCAAAAACATTTTGCAAGAACAGTTATAGCCACACCCAGAGGAACCTATACCTATGGTGCAAAACATCTAGGAATCCCAACGGAGAAAAATATTATGTCACAAGATACTTACAGTAAATCTGAAATCGATTTAAAGTTAGATAAAATAAACTCTGACGTCAAACACGGTTTTGAAAAAGTTGATTTAAAATCCGATCAACTCAGAACTGAAATGCGTGATGGTTTTGAAAACATGGGACTTCGAATGGAAAAAATGTTCTCTGATTTCAAACTAGAGCAACAAAAAGAGAAAGAAGAAAATAAAAAATGGTTAATCGCATTAACCGTTGGATCTCTCCTTTCAATTATCGGGATTGTGATTTCAATTATCGCTATCCTAGTTCAAAAATAAAAAAAGCTCCACACTCTCTATCTCTAAATTCTGAGTGTGAAGACTCAACTTTCCATTTTTGACAAAATGAAATATATTTGATAATATATAGTTACTAACCTAGGGGAAATCCTAGTGCAAATAACCTGGTTGGCACAAGCTGCCACGCAGAAACGGTAACTATAAAATTAGTTACCGTTTTTTGTTGAATTAAAAACAAAAAAGCCCCACAATCGCCCTCGCCAAAGTTTAATTGTGAAGCTCACCCTTATAAAAAATCAGCCATTAAAAAGGCCTCTTTTCTATATACTATTTTACACCATGAAAGGGGTGATGTCAATATTCTCAATGTTTAGACCTTGTCCAGAAGCCGATAAACAAGGAGAATACAATGAAATATAATAAAACAAAATACCCAAATATCTATTACTATGAGACTGCTAAAGGCAAGCGTTACTATGTCAGACGTTCTTTTTTCTTCCGAGGTAAAAAAAGAGAAAAAAGTAAAAGTGGTTTCACAACCCTCCCTCAAGCTCGTGCAGCCTTGACAGAGATTGAGCAACAAATCCAAGACCTGGAATTAGGTATCAATACGAATCTAACACTTGATCAGTATTGGGATATCTATTCTGAAAAGAGATTGTCAACAGGACGCTGGAATGACACTTCCTACTACCTTAATGACAATCTCTATCAGAACCATATCAAACCAAAGTTTGGTTCTATCCTGCTTAAAAATTTGGATAGAAATGAGTATGAACTCTTTATCGCTGAAAAGTTGCAGAACCATACCAGATACACTGTTCAAACTCTCAATTCCAGTTTTATGGCATTACTAAACGATGCCGTGAAAAATGGAAATCTGCTCTCAAATCGCTTGAAAGGTGTTTTTATTGGCCAGAGTGATATCCCTGCTGCAAACAAGAAAGTGACTCTCAAAGAGTTCAAGACTTGGATAGCAAAGGCAGAAGAGATTATGCCAAAACAATTCTACGCTCTGACCTATCTGACAATTTTTGGACTGAGACGAGGAGAAGTCTTTGGTTTGCGCCCAATGGACATCACTCAGAACGACAGTGGACGGGCTATACTGCATCTTAGAGATAGCCGAAGCAACCAGACCTTGAAAGGGAAAGGAGGGCTTAAAACGAAGGATTCAGAGCGGTACGTCTGCCTTGACGACATCGGAACGGACCTTATCTATTATCTGATAGCTGAAGCTTCTAAGATTAAGCGAAAGTTAGGGATTATCAAGGAACAGCACAAGGATTATATAACTATCAACGAGAAAGGTGGTCTCATCAATCCAAACCAGTTAAATAGAAACTTCAATCTAGTGAATGAAGCAACAGGATTACATGTAACACCTCACATGATGCGCCATTTCTTCACGACTCAAAGCATTATTGCAGGAGTTCCGCTTGAACAATTAAGTCAGGCGCTGGGACATACAAAGGTTTATATGACGGATCGTTATAACCAAGTTGAGGACGAACTTGCTGAAGCGACAACAGACCTATTTCTTAGTCATATTCGCTAAAAAAATCCCCACCAAAATCTCAAAAAGTTCCCGCCAATTCCCCGACCAAAATCCGAAAAATACCGAAAAATATCGAAAAATGATTTTTAGAATAGTCCCCAAAAGCCTGAAA